CTGTAGCAAACCTACTAGCAACTGCAAGAATCAGTGAAGCCCCTGGTGGTCCAGTCATGCAGTGGTCATCACCTAATACTCTTAACCCAAAGGGTGACCCAGTTGTTAGCCAAGGTTATATCTACGTAGAACCTGCTACAAAAAGAGATGAAAGAATTCCTTCTGTAATTGCTGCGCCATCACAGGATAAAGGCGTAGCCCTTGAAACTTCAGATGTAGCCCGTGATAAATACGAGGCTCAACTTGTAAAGCAATACGGAAGCAAGCAAGCCTTAATTAATAAACTGTATCAATCTGGATATTTAACTAGCAATAAAATTCCTGCTAGTCAGGCTGATAAGTTAATTACTGGTGCTTTAGATAGAGCAGCATCTGACTTTACAATCAAGCAATTAAAGAACTATCAGTTCTATGGTATCAAAGAATTTGAAACCATGGATGAGTTTCTTACTGCTACCCGTGGTGCTGGAAGCACTACCAAGACATACACAGATGCTGTTGTTATGGGTAGAACTGAAGCAGATAAGAACATTATTGCTATCTACAAGAAGTTAATGGGTCGTGAGCCAGATGAAAAAGAATTGGCTGAACTTCGTCCTTTGCTCCAGAAGGAACAGGGAAAGAATCCAAATGTCATTAGCACAACTAGGGACATTGAAGGCGATATGAAGTCACGCACAACTAAAACTGGTCTTGATACAGAACAGTATTTAATTGAACAAATTGCTGAAAAGGATGAGGCTAAGGCTAACCAAATCCTTAGTTACTACGATATATTTAAGAGAACGATAGGTGTTAATTAATGGCTGAAAAGAAATTAACCTTTGAAGAAATCTTAGCCAAAGCCAAAGAACTATATGGCTATATTGACACTATCTTTATCAGTGACCCAGAGTTAAAGAAGTTTCTAACTGATGCCGTAAATAAGAAAAAGACAGCAGACCAGTTTGCTAAGGAACTTACTAGCACACAGTGGTATATCAAGAATGGTCAGACCATTCAGGCTCGTGGTTTTTCTAAGCGTCAATACGAAGCGCTAGTTAAAGACATTAGTCCTACTGACCCAGACTATGCAAAGAAAGTCAAAGAGGCTACTCAGAATACTGATTATGCTCGTGGTCTTGATACTACTAAAGCAAGTCTTGCAGCACAACTTACAACCAAGGGCATTGCATATACTGAGGCTGAACTTGATACTTGGGCTAAAGAACTTTACGACTCAGCAAATGAAAAGAACACAGCCTATATTGGTCGTTTCTTAAATACAAAGATTAAGTTTAATCCTTTAAAGCCAACAGGTAACATTGCTGAAAACATTGAGGATATTAAATCTTATGCAGTTAAGCAAGGTTTTGAGTTAGAAAAAGATTTTGCTCAAGGAGATATTACTGGCTGGATGCAACGTCTAGATGCTGGCGATAGTCTTGCTGCCATTAAAAAAGAAATTGAAACAAAAGCAATGATTGGTCAGCCTGAATCTGTTAGAAACTTGATGCGTCAAGGATTGACAATATCTGATGTATACCAACCATATGTAACTCGTATTGGTTCAAAACTACAAAAGGCTAACATGACCATGAAGGACCCTTGGTTCCAAAAAAATATGTTCAATGATAAAGGGGAACTAAAGACACTCTGGGAAATGGATATGGCTGCTATGCAGCACCCAGATTGGCAATACACAGATGAAGCCCACGAGAAGGTCGGTAATTTTGCGCTATCAATTTTACGTGACTTTGGATTGCAGGGATAACAATGGCTGAAAAAATAGTTCCCGTTAAAAAGGGCGATACATTATCTGCAATTGCTGCTGCTAATAAAACCAGCGTTGCAGCCATTGCTGCTGCTAACCCAAATATTACAAATCTTAACAAGATTAGTATTGGTCAGAAGATTGTTGTTCCCGTAACAACTCCAACTAAAACATCTACTGATACATATGCTGGTGGTGTTACTGGTGGTGGCAATCCATTTGCTGCTGGCTCAGGTGTAAATACAAACACCCTTGCTGGTATTAATGCAGCCTCTGGATTTACTGGCACTACTGTTACTTCAACTCCTACACCTACGCCTACACCAACCCCTACCCCTACTCCAACACCAACTGGCAAAACAGAAAAGTCTCGTGTTAAGAATCCAGATGGAACAGAAACAGTTACTTGGAGTGATGGCACAGTTACTGTTGAAGGATTCAAAACATATAGTTGGACTGACCCTAATACTGGTCAAACATATAAGTTTAATAGCGCTGAAGAATTAACCGCATTTGTTAATACATGGGTATCTACTAACGATGCTAACGCTGCATCAAAAGCAGCAGCCGATGCTAATGCCGCAAATCTTGCAGCAGCCAATGCTGGTGCAGCAGCCACTAGATATGCAGCAGATTTACAGGCAGCCCAAGAAGCAGAGCGTCTAAGACTAGAACGTGGTTCTGCTTATGCAATTCTTGAATCAGAGTTTACTAAGTATGGTCTAGGTGATTTGGCTAAAACAGTTAAGGATTTAATTCTTTCTGGCACCCCATCTGCAGAGGCAACATTAAAACTTCGTAATGACAAAGCATATCAAACACGTTTTGCTGGTAATGAAACACGCCGTGCTGCAGGTAAGAATGTTTACAGTGAAGATGTTTACCTACAATTAGAAAATCAAATGCAAGAAGCCTTTGCCGCCTACGGTGTTAGTGGTGTTCTTGGTTCCTCAAGAGAAAACCAACAGGCAAAACTTGCTACATTTATTGGCGCAGATATTGCACCTACTGAGGTAAAGAAAAGAATTCAGATGGCGGTTGAAGAGGTTAATAATCGCCCAGATATTCTTAAAACTTTCCAGACATATTACCCATCAGTAACTGATAAAGATTTAGTTTCATACTTCTTAGACCCTAAGGAAACAGAAACAAGATTGACAACTAAGGTTCAAGCAGCACAGATTGGTTCTGCTGCAAGCCGTCAAGGACTTGTTACCAATGTTCTTAGTGCCGAAGAGTTAGCAGCACTTGGGGTAACTGAAGCAACAGCCAATACAGGATATCAAAAGGTTGCCTCTGTTCTACCAACCGCTATTAAACTTGGCGAACTTGAGGGTAATGCTTATACACAAGCAGAAGCAGAAGGAGCCTACTTAAAGGGCTTAGCCTCTGAACAGCGTAAGTTATCTGAGTTAGCAGCCCGTGAGCAGAATAGATTCCTTGGAGCATCTGGAGCATCTAAGGCTGCCATAAGCAGAACCTCATCAGCAGGACAATACTAAAAATTCCTGACGTGGACCTACCAGCCCCACGCAGCGTATAAGTCTGGGAGCAAGAGCCAGCCAGTTTCCCCGAACTGAACTGTGGCTTGCGACTAATCAACGAATAGAAAGGGTGGTTGCTATGAGCAACAACATAAACTGGGACGATGAAGATGACGACATCGATGATACAGACACTTATTCAAACGATGGCGGTGACTTGTTAAAGAAGTTACGTAAAGCCAAGCGTGCAGATGAGAAACGTATCAAAGAACTTACAGAGCAACTTGAGGGTTTATCCAAGGTGCAGCGTGAGAGAACCGTCAAAGAAGTCCTAGAAAAGAAGGGCGTCAACGCAAAAGCAGTAAGACTAATCCTCAAGGATTTGGATGACGTTAACGAAGAGTCGGTTAATAACTGGCTCGATGATAACGCAGACTTGTTTGGCTTGCAAGTATCTGACAATGGTCAGAATAAAGAGCAAACAAACATTGACCTTGCGGCGCTACGTCAACAAGACGTAATTACTCAGAATGCTATGACCCCTGAACGAGCACAGGATTTAAATGCAAGACTTGATAACGCACAGAGTGCGGAAGAGTTAATTGCTTTCCTAAACTCACAAAATTAATCATAGTTTCCTAATTCACTTGGAGGTGAAAAAATGGCTAACTCCTACGTATCCACAGGTTCTTCCTCTCTCGGAGGCACCGCAGGAGCAGCAGGTCTAGTCCAGAAGGCGTATGACCGTCTTCTTGAGTTCGCTCTCCGCTCAGAACCCCTAATTCGTTCTGTCGCAGATAAGCGTCCCGCAAGACAAGCAATCCCAGGTTCAACAGTTGTTCTACAACGTTATGTTGACCTTTCAGCAGCAACTTCAGCACTCACAGAAGATGCTGACCCAGATGCAGTAGCAATGTCTACACCAACCTCAGTAACTATTACTCTTAACGAGTATGGTAACTCAGTGTTGGTAACTCGTGCACTTGAGTTATTCTCACTTGCCGATGTAGACCCTGCAATTGCGAACATCATTGCATTTAACCTTGCAGATTCTATCGACCAGGTTGCAATGAATACACTTCGTCAAGGAACCAACGTAATTTACTCAGGTTCAACAGCAACATCTACTGCAACAATCACAGCAGCAGCAACATTATCTTCAGCAAACATCCGTAAGGCTGTTGCTAAGTTGCGTGCTAACAAGGCTGTTGCTCGCAAGGGCAGCCTATACTGGGCTGGTATCCACCCAGAAGTTTCACACGACCTTCGTGCTGAGACAGGCTCT